CGGCGCGCGGGCGGAGCGCAGGGCGGTGACGCCGGCCGTCGTCGCGGCGGTGAGGACCTCGACGGCGGCGGCGCGCACGCGGTCCTCGCTCGCGGCGAGGTCGGCGGCGGCCTGCATGCCTACGGGGCGACGGGGTCGGTGATCGCGGGCTTGCCCGAGAGCGGCAGGGTGACGCTGACCTCGGTGTTGTTGCCGACGACGACGGGCAGGGGGGTGCCGGGCAGGGCCGGCACGTCGCAGGTGAACTCGCGGCCGGGGTCGCCGACGGGGTTGGGCTCGAAGGTGATGACCGCGGGGAAGCCCTCGCCGTCCCACAGCACGCGCCAGAACGTGCCCTCGTCGAACTTCTGGTCGGCGTTGAAGTCGACCTGGAGCTGGTAGCGGCTCGGGCCGATGTCCGACCAGGACCCGTCGGGGCAGGCCGTCGCGCCGCTGGCCTCGTCGTGGGACTCCAGGATGCTCACGCCGCGAATGGCGCACTCGACCTGGCGGGCGGTCGCGCCGCCGACCTTGATCGAGACCTTGAGTGTCTTGGGGACGTAGTGCGCTGCGCTCATGTCGAGTACTCCAGGGGGATGCGGTAGGCGGGCCAGGTGTCGAGGTAGGTGACCCGTTCGGCGGTGCCACGGGTCACGGACGGGAGCGCGTCGAGCGCGGGGGTCGCGAGGTCGAAGAGGGCGTCGAGGTGGTCGTCGGCGGTGCCGGGCTCCCGCGTCGGGGCGACCAGGAGCACCTCGACGTCGACGGCGTCGGCGGGGCACGCGGTCCCGGGCGGGTCGATCCCGACGATGCCGACCATGACCAGGGGTGCCTCGACGGCGTCGAGCGCGAGCGGGTAGGCGCGCACCGTGGTGCCCGGCGGGACGACGCCGGCCAGGGCGGTGGCGATGGTGGCGCGTACGCCGGTGACGGTCACGGCCTCACCCGACCTTGGGGACGCCGAGGGGCGGGTCGAGCAGGGCCAGGACCTCATCGGACAGGGGCCGGCGGCGCAGGGCGTAGGCGTCGAACCCGATGACGTCGCCGGTCGTGGAGGTCATCACGGACCAGGTGTCCTTGGCGGCCAGAACGTTGGCCTCGACGAGGCGCGACGGGTAGGGGCCGGGGGTGGCGGGGTCGGCCCACGTCGCCGGGCGGACCTTCTCGGCGCACTTCTCGAACGCGAGCGCGAGCAGGCCGGTCAGGCGTGCGTCGTCGACGGCGGAGGACTCCCGCCACCGTTCGCGCGCGTCGGCCAGCGTCGCCCACGTCATCGGTGTGCCTCCGGTCTGGTGCTCGATCGAGGGGCCGGACGCGGGCGGGGAGGGTGGGAGGCCGGAGCCTGCTCCCCCGCCCGCGTCGGCGGACTACTTGGTGGTGCGGGCGGCGGCGCCGGTCAGGGACACGATGCCCTTGGCGGCGAACGCGGCCCCGTTGCCGTAGCCGTAGATCGCGACGTCGCGGCCGAGCTTGGACACGGCCAGGGCGTCGATGGTGCGGGGGCCGTCCTCGACCCAGCGGGCCGCGGCACCGTTGAGGACGTAGGCGGCCTTGGGGGTGTTGGAGTACAGGCGCACCACGGGGACCCCGGCGATCGCGAACCCGGCGGGGGTGCCGGTGCCGCCGGCGTTGGCCGGGTTGGTCGCGAGGTAGAGCGGGCGGCCGGAGTCGTCGACGGCGCCGGCGACCGATGCCCACGAGTCGGCGCGCACGCCGATGACGGACGGGGGTGCGCCGGTGGCGTCCTCGACCTTGGCCCAGGCGGCGACGACGGCGGAGAAGAACGACCCGGTGGCGGCGGGGTCGTAGGTGACGTCAGAGCCGGCCGCGGCTGCCACGACGGTCTCGAACGCGGTCTCGGTGGTGACTCCGTAGGCCGCGGCGTAGATGCGCAGGAGCGCGTCGAGGTAGGCCGGGTCCGACCGCTCGATGAGCTGGAGCGCGACGTCGGAGCCGGCCGCCCAGGTGAGCAGGTCCTCGGTGCCCTTCTTGATCGAGACCTTGACGCTGTTGACCTCCGACTTCTCGGCGGTCTGCTGGGCCACGATCGCGGCGAGGTCGCCGTCGAAGTAGGGCCAGTTGACGGCCAGGCCGGAGTCGCCGGCGCTCATCGCTCCGCCGGTGCCCTCGATGAGCGGGCGGCCGCGGGCGACGATCCCGGCGATCTCGGAGACCCAGGTCTGCTGACCCATCACGCCGGGGTTGTCGCCGGTGACCTGGTCGACGAGGGCGAGGCCGAGGGCGTCGGGGTCGGCGTCGCCTCGGTACACGGCCAGGGCGTAGTGCCCGAAGGACTCGAACGCGGCGAGGGCGTGGTGGGCGTTGCGGGTCGCGAGGCGCTCGGAGACGAGGTCGGCGAGGTGGGAGAGGTCCAGCGGGGACGCCGCGGCCTCGACGGTGTCGGACTCGACACTGCCCTCGCCTGAGCCGCCCTGCTCGTCGCCGTCGGCCGGGTCGGGGGTGGTGGTGCCGGCGACCTGGGCGGCGAGGGCGCCGCGGGTCGCGAGCAGCTGGCGGGTGTCGCCCGCGTCGGTGGTCAGTGCCTGGGACAGCGTGAGGAGCTGCCCGGCGGGTGCGGTGTCGGTCATGGGGTCGGGACTCCTTGGGTGGTGTCGTCGGCGATCTCGTCGACGCGGGCCGAGGGCATGCGCCCTCGGAGGCAGAGGGAGACCTCAGCGAGGTCGGCGGAGGTGACGGTCTGGCGCAGCGGGGGCCACGGCCACGGGTGGCCCTCGGGCGGGTCGAGCTCTTCGAAGGTGGACTCTTCGACGTAGACGCCGACGGACACGTCCGCGCGCACGGGCTTCTCGCCGGTGCCGAGCTCGGCGACGGCGGCGCGGCCGGCGGGGGTGTCGAGGGTCTCGAACTCGCCGAGCAGGTAGTCCCCCTCGGTCCAGATGGCGGTGGCGTAGCCGGCGGCGTCGCGGCGGTCGTCGTGCTGCACGAGCAGCGCCACGGCCTGGTGGTCGTCGGTGAACAGGGAGCCGGGGGCGAAGGTGACGGTGTCGCCGAACCAGTCGGGGGTGGCGTCCTCCCCGAACTTGAGCAGCGTCGCGCGGATTCTCACCGGGTGCCTCCCGTGGCGAGGGGTTCCTGGGCGCGGGCCTCGTCGACGGTGAGGACGCCGGAGGCGATGCCGGCGGTCCATACCTGCATGCGGGTGGCGGGGTCGTCGCGCAGGTAGGAGGTGACGTCGAGGCGGACGTCGATGCCGCGGGGGGTGGCGTGCAGTGTGAGGGCCTGCTCCAGGGGTGCGGTCCACAGGCGGACCGCTTCGACGAGGTCGCGGCGGTTCTCCACCGTGGTGGAGTACTCCAGGCTGGAGCCGTTGCTGGCGTCGACGGCGGCGGCGGGCAGCGCGAGGGCGCGGGCGATCTCCAGGGCGGAGTGCTCGCGGGCCTCGACGAGCTGGAGCTCCTTGGCTGACCAGCCGATGGTCTCCAGGGTGACTCCTTGCAGGTAGGCGGTGGCGCGGGCGGCGCGCTTGACCTCCCAGTCGTCGAGGAGCTGGTCGATCTCGGCGTCGTCGAGCTGGCGGGTCGGGGCCTCGGGGCGTAGCGCGGCCTGGGGCATGGGGCTCTTGGCCATGTTGGCGGCGGTGGTGAGCAGCGCCAGGGCGAGGTCCACGACGATCGCGCCGGCGCCGCGCATGCCGCCGAGGCCGTTCCAGGTCATGGGGATGAACGATTCGAGGATGCGGCCGTCGGTGAGGATGACCGGGCCGGGGCCGGGGAGCTGGTCGGCGGGCTTGCCGTCCACGAGCCACCCGGTGGGGGTCTCGGTGACCCGTTCGGCCTTGACCTGCTCGAAGGCCAGGGGGAACCCGTCGACGCCGCGGCGGGTGACGTGCCAGAACGCGCGGTCGTAGAACACGGCGTCGTCGAGGGTCGCGGAGACCAGGTCGGTGTAGGTGCGGCGCGGGTCGGGGTTGCGCAACCAGGCGGGCTGCTCGGTGAGCTTGTAGTCCCCGCGCCAGGTCGCGAGCGGCCAGGTGCCGGGCTGCTTGGTGATCTTCGCGTGGCCGGCGCGGAACGCGGGGATGGTCAGGGCGAGGCGGCGGGTGACGTGGGCGAGGCGGGCGGCCTCGATGATGCCGGGCAGGGCGGTGGATCGGGGTGCGGTCGAGGCGCTCCCGGGGGCGGCCAGCGGGACCGCGTGCGGGCGTGCGGCATCGACCGCACCGGCGAGTGATCCCCACGTCACCCGGTCAGCATGGCACGCCGCCCGGTCGAATCACAGCCGTGTCGTCTCGACCTGAGGTTGAGGGTTGGTCATCGGACGCGCGGTCCTGGTGGGGCGGTGCGGGCGGCGTGCGCGGCGATCGACGCGGATTCCAGGGCGGTGACGTCCCCGCCACGGCGTGACCACGCCCATGTGCCGCGGTCCAGGACGCGGCGGCCGGCGGTGAGCGCGGCGGCGGTGAGGATCGGCTGCCCGAGGTGCGCGAGGGTCGGCGGGTCAGCCAGCACGGCGGAGAGGAACCCGACGCAGCTGGTCGTGTAGGTGCCGGTGGTGACGACCTCGACCCATGCGCCGGCGGCGCGGAGCTCGTCGACGACGGGGCCGGCGGGACCGAACGCGTCGACGAGGATGGGCAGCCCGAGACGCCGGGACAGCGCCGGGGCCTCTGTGAGCGCCCACGCCGTCCCGGGCTGGGCGTCGAGGACCTTCACCAGCACCCGGTGCTCGTCGAGCCTGTACGCCGCTGTGAGGGCCGCGCGCTCGCCGTCGACGGCGACGGCCAGGGCGAGGGCGTCGGCTCGGGGGCGGGCGACGTCGAGGAGGGCCGCGGCCTCGGTGGGCAGCTGCGCGCGGTTCCAGGCCGCGGTGGGGATCGCGGCACCGGACCCCGCGCCCTCGGCGGGCCAGACGTTGAGGTGCTCGCGGGCGAACCCGGCCGGGTCGAGTTCGAACTGAGAGCGCAGGAACGACTCGTCGGTGAGGCCGGCGGCCAGGCCGGGGTGGCGGCGGCGCCAGACCGCGGGGTCGCCGGGGTCCTCGTCGGGGGTGGCCCCGTAGTCGATGAGCGCGAACCCTGGCGCTCCGGCGCGGGCGCGGGTGGCGTAGTGCTCCAGGTAGGTGCCGGGCCGGTCCGGGGCGGTCCCGAGGATGAGGAACTGACGACGCGGCCGGGTGGTGAAGGTCCCCATGATCGTGTGGTCGAGCAGCCGCCCGAGAGGTTCCATGTCGTGCTCCTGGCCCTCGTCGACGATGACCAGGTCGAGGGCGTTGCCGCGCAGCGCGCCGGACTTGGGCGGGTAGGCCTTGATGTGGGACTTCGACGACAGGACGGTGAGCCGCTCGGTGCCCTGGGACAGCCGCGGCTTGAGCAGGTCCCGCAGGAACGGGGACGCGCTGACCTCGGTGAACCGGTCCCCCATCCGCTCGGTGGTGACGTGCCCGGTCTGCGCGGCGTAGGCGGCGTAGAACGGCCGCTCGCGGGGCGCGGCCAGGCACCGACCCAGGGCTACGTCGAGGGCGGTGGTCGTCTTCGCCGACTGTCTGGGCACGAGGACCACGCAGAACTGGTAGGCGTACGCGCGGGTGCCGTGCTCGTCGAGCTCGTCGGGCAGCTGCTCGCCCAGGATGTCGACGGCCGCCGCGGCCCACGGGGGCATGCGCCGCCCGAGGGCGCGCGCGGCTGCTCGCGCGGCTGGGCCGTCGGTGGGGCGCTCAGGGTTGCGGGGGGTCGCCTGCCTCGGCTCGCATGAGCTCAGCGAAAGCGTCGGCGAACGGGTCACGGGTAGCCACCTCTAGGGGGAGCACGGCCAGGCGCAGGTCGGTGTAGGTGCGCACGCACATGGCCAGGGTGTGCCGGGAGCCGCCGGCGAGCGCGTCGGCGCGCGCGAGGTCCACGGCCAGGGCGGCGTCGCGCAGTGCGCGGCGCACGTCGGCGAGCTCGGCACCCGCGCCGCGCTCGACCTTGGCCAGGGCACCCAGGGCGCGCTCCAGCGCGGACTCCAGCGGGCCGCGCCGGCGGCGTCCGGCGCGGATCAGGAGACGCTCGCTCATTTCAAGATCATCTTCTTACCGCTCGGCCGGATCGGACACACAAGGGAAGGAGCCGGGGCTCCCCGGCCCTCCGCCGTCAAAGATCACAGGTAGCCCCGCCGGGCCAGTTCCGCTACCACCTGGTCGGCCAGGTGCTGGGCATGCTGGGCGCCGAGGTACTCGTCGGCCATGTAGAGCACCCGGGCAACCGTTGCCTTCACTGCCTCACGGTGCCCAGCCGAGGAGCATGGGTGACAGAGGGTTCCTGTCCGCGGCATGTCACGGGTGCCGTGGCATCGTGTGCAGTTCCTCACCATGTCCGGTCCACCTTTCCGAGTGAGCGGGCGGCGTTGCCCAGGCGTGCGCCGGCGGCGCGGTTGCACGACGGGTGCGAGACCCCGACGACCTTGGTCCCGCCGTGCATGCGGGGCGGGTCGTGCTCCAGGTCGAACGGGTCGCCGGCGCGGATGATGACCCCGCAGTGGTGGCAGGGCTGGGGCAGGTATGCGGCCCAGGCCTGGCGCAGGCGGGTGACCTGCCGCCCTCCCCAGCTCACAAGCCTTGCCCGAGGTCGGTGCGATCGATGAGCACGGTCTGCACTCCGCTTGCGCACTGGTGGTCCACGGCCTTGCTCTTGAGCCGGACGCGGACGGTTCCGGCGTCGTCCTGCGGGACGGTCAGTACGGAACGGATGATCGCTAGCACCTCGACCAGTGCGCCGCACTCGGGGCAGGGCGCGTCGATCCACACGTACCCCGTACCGATCCGCTGGGTCTTCTCGCTCATGGCATCGCTCTCTCTCGTCGGTGCGTTGTCGTGACCTCGGGCCAGGCGGCGCGGCAGGCACGGCACCAGCCGTGCCGGGTCAGGTGGCCGGCGTCGCAGGTCTGTGCATCCCCCCACCCGTCGAGGTTGTCCACAGGCTGGGGATGACGGGGAAGAGTCGTCGAGACTGAGGGGGTCGAAGGTTCTATGTCGGTTCTTCTGGTGGTTCTAGTGATGGTTCGGGGGGCACCCGTGCCCCCCTCGGAGGCGGGCACCCGTGCCCCCATCCCCCGGGCACCCGTGCCCCCCTCCCCCCGGGCACCCGTGCCCCCCATGCCGGGCACCCGTGCCCCCCTCCCCATGCGCTCGACCAGGTCCACGATCACGGGCGGGTGCCAGGTGTAGACGGTCGCGGAGTCGCGCCCGTTGGGTGCTTTCTGCCGGTCGGCGGTGATCCATCCGGCGGCCTCCAGCTCGCGCAGCGCGCGGCGGACGTGGCGGGCGTCCACCTGCGAGCGGCGCGCGAGGTCCGCGACGGACGGCCAGGCCTGCGACGTCGTGCCGTCGACGCGCTCGGCCAGGCAGACGGCGACCTTCCACACCCGGGACGGCCAGGCCGGCGCATGCTCCAGGACGGCGAGAACCGCGGCGGTGCTCATCGGCTGGCCTCTGCGATCGCGTCCTCGATGCTGACCTGGCCGGGCAGCTCGTGGGTCGCGTGCCGGTGGCGCGCGAGGTCGCCCTGGGCGTCGTGGATCGTGGCGGCCTGGCCGCGGGCGCCGCACTTGCAGTCCCAGAGGTAGGACTCGTGGAGCATCCCGGTCTCGGGGTCGTGCACGCGGCGCGGTTCCAGGGTCGCCTCGATCGTGGGGTCGCCCCAGACGATGGTCAGGGAGCTCATCGGCTTGCCTCTCGGATGGATCGCATGAACGGGTCGCAGCGGGTGCACAGGTGCCCTCCGTAGGGGCCGCCGGTCACGGGGTCGCGCTTGGCGTCGACGACCCACCGGGCGATGCGGACGACCAGGCCGCACCCGATGCACGGCACGGGGTCGGGGTGGCGGGCCTGCTCGCGGATGAGGATGCCCGCGCGCATGCACGGAACCAGCGGGCCGGAGCAGTAGCGCAGCTCTCCGGCGACGTCGGTCAGGTGCTCACGGGCGAGGGTGCGCTCGCTCATGCCGGGGCATACCGGTGGGTAAGCGGCCTGAGCGGGCCGTCCTCGGACACCCGCACCGCGATGACGCCGCGCGCCAGGTCGAACGGCTCTACACCGAGGGTGTCCGCCAGGAGTGCGATGTCCTCGTTCAGAAGTCGCCGGCCCTGGAGCAGGTTCATCTTCTGCGAGAGGGTGCCGCGAGGCATTCCGGCGTTGTCTGCCAGGGTCCGAAGGTCCCATCCCCGGGCGGCGGCGAGAGCTGCGACGGCGCGGGAGGTCGGATCGGCGTAGGTCAGAGTGTCAGTCATGAGGCATACTCTCGGTGTATGGCGGTCGGGTCGGGGTCTCGACACGCCGGGGGCGCTACGTCCACACTGTGACGCCTGCCACCCATCGGACGCAAGGGGGAACCCGTGGAGCAAGCCCTACCAGTAGATAAGCCGCGCCCGGTCTCGGTCGTGCTCGACGAGTGGCGGCGGAACCTGGAGGCGCTGGGCCGCCGGCCGAAGACGGTCGAGCTGCGCGTCGGGGTCGTCCGCAAGCTCTACCGGGACGCCGGCGCGGTCCACGTCGAGGACCTGGACCAGGCCGCCGTCGAGGCTTGGCTCGGTGGGCTGGTCTCCCCGGCGACGCGCCGGGCCTACGCGGTCACCTGGCGGCAGTGGACCCTCTACGCCGGGCACGGTGAGCCGCTCGCGGTGCCGCGGGTCCCCCAGGGGCTCCCGAGGCCGGCGCGGGCGGCGCAGCTCGCGGCGGCGCAGCTGGCGGCGGACCCGCGCACGGCGGCGTGGATCGCGTGCGGGCGGTGGGCCGGGCTGCGGGCAGGTGAGGTCTCGCGGCTGCGCGGCGAGGACGTCGACGACGTCGAGGGGTGGCTCTACGTCGAGGGCAAGGGCGGCCAGCGCGGCGTCGTGCCGCTCGACCCGAGGCTCGCGGCGGTCCTGGCCCCGTGGGTCGAGGCGTCGGGCGGGGGCCGGTTGTGGCCGGTCAAGCCCGGGCGTATCTCCGAGCACGCCGGCGCGGCGCTGCGAGCCGCCGGCGCGGCCGACCGCTTCCACCAGCTGCGGCACTTCTACGGCACCGCGGTCTACCAGGCCACCGGGGACCTGTACCGGGCGCAGCGCGCTCTCCGGCACGCGTCGCCGGCCACCACGCAGGTCTACGCGCAGCTGGCCGACGACGCGCTACGCGCCGCCGTCGCCGCCGTCCCCTAGCGTGGTCCCAGCGCCCCGGTCGTCCTCATCCCCCGTAGGACGGCCGGGGCTCTTCGTGCTCCGGGTCTGCTCGTAGGACGCGCCCAGGTAGGTCGCGAGCGCGCCGGCGAGGACGCCGCCGACGGTGGCGAGCAGGTTGGCCCCGGTCTCGCTGATCTGGTCGGTCCACGGGGTGGAGGCCAGGACCAGCGCGGTGGCCCAGCCGCCGGCGACGAACGCCGCGAGGACGAACGCGACGCGGCCGGGCCAGTCCTTCACGACAGGAGCCGGCGGGTGCTGGTGGGGTCGCCGCGGCGGGCGGTGTCGGTGCTGGTCGCCGGGACGGTGCCGTCGACTCCGCCCTGGAGCGCCCAGTAGTGCGACTGTGAGAGCAGGTTGCCGGCGGTGCGGCGCTGGCCGTCCCACATGCTGGCGAGCTGGAACTCCCACACGCGGCGGGCGATGCGGTCGATGTCGTCGTTGGTCAGGGGCATGTCGTCTCCTGGGTCGGGGTTGGTGGGTGGGGCGGCGGGTCCCCATCCGGGGACGTCTGCAGGCCAGGACCACCCCAACCAGCGGAGACCGCTGAACCGTGAGAGCGCGGCCTCCTGGATCGTCGCGCCGACGTTGCCCAGGCAGAACCCGGGGCGGTTGATCGTGGCGACGTGGCCGGGGCGGTTGTTGCTGGAGCGGTGCGCCCACCAGGCGACCGCGCCCACAGGTGGGTTGGTGCCGGTGCGCATGCGGCCGGCCGACTGGACGGCGCGGGCCCCGTCGTAGGCGGTGCCGTAGCCGGCGGGCTGGGACGGGAGCCGCCAGGTCCGGGCCACGATGCCCATGCAGTGACCTTGCACGGTGATGCCGTGGAACGTCGACGCGCCGAGCGAGGCGGCGATGCGGGCCAGTCCGTCGTCGGTGGCGCGGACCTGGTTACTCATCGTCGGCCCCCTCGTCGTCGCCGGCGGGGTCCTGGTCCTCGTCGGGGGGGACCAGGTCGTCGGGGTTGATGGGGGCGAGGTCGTCGGTGCTCATGCGGGGATGACCTCGACGATGCGGACCCCGCAGACCCCGCACACGATGACGGGGTCAGGGTCGGGGGTCGCGGTGCGCTCCCCGGTGTCGTCGACGAGGTAGGCGTCGACGTCGATGGGGTGGCCGGCGTTGCCGCATCCGGGGGTGCGGCAGGTGGCGCGATGCGTTGCGGTGTTCATCATCCGAGCCCTTCTACGGCGTGCCACTGGACTCCCACGCTCTGGGTGGCGGGCGTTTCGCCGTTGTGTCTGACGCCGATCGTGACCGACGAGGCGGACGGCGTCCCCGACAGGTAGGGGAAGTAGACCGAGGTTCCGACGACGGTCGCCATGACGCGCGGCCCGAGCGTGAACCTGCCGACGGGGAAGGTGACGACGGCGGTGCCGAATGCGGCGTTGGACAGTGGCACGGCCACGGACCCGGACGCCTGGGCCGTGGGCACCCGGTGCACGGGCAGGGCCTCGGCTAGTGCCTTGATCTGTGCCGCGCCGTCGGGGGCGTCGCCCGGTGCCGGGTACGGGAGACCGTTGGGGGTGGTGGGCATGGTCAGTCCTCCTAGAAGGGGCCGGCGGTGTAGGCGGAGTCACGGGTGGTGAGGGTCATGACGTCGAGGCCGGTGAGGGGGTGCTCGACGGCCTGGACGACGTGGGACTCGGTGAGGCCGCCCAGCATGGACAGGCGGATGGTGTCGCCGGGGATGAGCCACGGTGCGGGGACGGCGCGTACCTCGACGCCGCGCAGGCGACCCACGACACGGCGCGCCATAGCGAGGGCGGCGGCGTCGGCGTCGTCCTGGTCGGGCAGCTCGCCGCGCTCGACGGGCAGGTCTTCCCGGTAGGTGTGCCGGCCGTAGGGTCCCGTGACCCGGGTCGGGGAGCCTGCGGCGGTGTCCTGCCAGAGACCGACGCGGCGGCGGGCGTTGATCCGCACGAGGACGTCGAGGTCGGTGTCGACGGGGAACAGGGGCGGGGAGCTCGAGGCCTTGACCGCGCGCACGACGCGCACGGGGAGCGTGATGACGGACGCGGACAGGGTCGGGGGGCCGGTGAGCTCGTAGACCACCCGGGACGGTTTCTTGAGTGCGGCGGAGTCGTCGACGAGGCGCAGGCCGTCGCCGGCGCGCATGCCGGTGAACTGGTCGGCGACGTCGGTGCCGTCGACGTCTTGGCGGTGCACGCGCACGATCGTGGCCTGGCCGGGGTTGGCGGTGTTGGTGCCCACCATTCCCGGGGACGTGCCGGTCGTGACGTCGGTGAACTGGTGGCGGGTGCGGCCCTCGTAGAGGGGGGTGGAGTAGACCAGGGCGACGCGGTTGGGTCCCCAACGGCGCGTGGAGGAGTAGCCGGTGAGGGTGCCGCCGTCCCCGCCGACCTTGATCGTGAGGTCGGGGGTGCTCTTGACGACGGGTACGGGGCGCATGACGAGGCGGCCGGCGGCGTCGAACCAGGCTTCGGCGCCGTGGTCGGCCATGAGCCGCTCGATCCCCGGCCACACGTCGCCCTCGAGGACCTGGGCCCCCTCGGGGACGATCGTGGCCCCGAGGGCTCCGAGCTCGTCGACGACGTCGACGTCAGGCAGGGTGCGGCGCACGATGCCGGCGACGACGTCGCGCAGGTCCCCGGCGTCGTTGTTGACGGGCAGGTCGTAGCGGTCCTCGTTGACCAGGGCCTCCAGCGAGGTCGCGAGAACCTCGACGCGCCCGTCCGGGCGGGAGATGTCCACCTGGGCGACGGCGAGGGTCGCGGCGGTGAACGACTCGTCCCGGCCCCGGTAGCGGCGGCCGATGGTGACGGTGACGCGGCCCCCGTAGGCGGACAGGGCCGGCGGGAGGTTGGTGGGTGTGATCGTCGTCGGGAGGGTGACGCGCAGGGTGGTGCGGGGCCAGCGGGAGGCGTCCCAGGACAGGGACCCGTCGAGCACGGCCGCGGTGACCGCCGGCGCGCCGGGCAGGGTGAACCGGACGCGGGCGAACGGTGCCGCGGCGACGCGCCCGTACTCGGTGTCCAGGGCGGGCGGGTGGGTGGTGGGCATGTCAGGGCCCCCGCACGTCGGCGGCGACGTCGGCCCACGTCGCGTAGCCGGCGACGACGGCCGACCACGAGGCGTTGCGGGGGTCGGCGACCAGGTCGGCCCAGGTCCACGTCGGGTCCGGCAGGTAGGGGCCGATGTCGCGGGTGACGGCCTGGTAGGCCAGCCGCCAGGTGCGGGGGCCGGCCTTGGCGGTGTCGAGGCTGAGCTCCTCGGTGGCGTCGTTGACCAGCAGGACGACGTCGTCGACGGCCTCATGGCACGGGGAGCGCAGCACCAGCGGGGTGCCGGGGGTGAGCAGCGCGAGCAGGGCACGGCGGGCGTCGGTGCCGACGACACGCAGGACCAGGGTGCCGTCGCGGTAGCGCATCGGGGCGACGGCGACGAACGGGTCCCGGCGGTCGAGGACGTCGAACCAGACTGATCGGGCGGCCCAGGTGTTGGGCAGCTGGTCGAGGACGGTGACGAACTCGGCACGGTTGGGGTCCGCGGCGTCGGAGAGCACGGCACTGGGCGGGTCGGGCAGGGTCGCCTGGACCTCGACGTCGTCGCCGGTCGCGTCGGTGACGCGGTAGGTGACCTCCCGACCGAACGGGGCGAACCCGTCGAGGGTGACCCTGCCGGTGGGGTCGGACACCGTCGCCGGCACGGTGTAGGCGTCCCCACCGTTGGGGAACGCCTGCCAGCGGTAGGGGGCGGTGCCGCCGGCGGCGGTGAGGACGAAGAACAGGCCGGCGGCGGGGTCGGGGACGACGGTGGCGGACAGGGCCACTAGGACCGACCTCCCGATGCGTAGGGGACCTGGCCGGCGTCGCGGCCGCCGGGGCGCAGGGTCGCCTGCACGGCAGCGGGCAGGCGTTGCACGGTGCGGGCGTAGTCGCGGGCGGCCTTGTCGGCCAGTCCCCACTGCTCGCGGAGCTCGTCGACGTAGGCGATGATCTGGCCCCACCTCTCCAGCTCCTCGCGCTGGGCACCTGTCGCGGTGCCTTTCGCTGCGAGGTCCTGGAGGCGTTCCACCTTGCCGTAGGCCTGGTCTGCGTACGCGGCGATCGAGTCGGGGCCGCCGGCGAGGGCTGCCCCCAGGTCGCTGCCCAGGGCGTCGGCGGCGGCCTTGGCCCCGCGCGCGATGTCGTTCTCGCTCTTGGGGTCGAAGAACTCACGCAGGACGTCGTCCTGCCACTGCTTGACGAAGTCGACACCCTGGGCCAACAGGCCGTCGTAGATGGTCTGGGCGGCGGTGAGGACACGCTCCCGGCGGGCCTTGGTCGTCGACTCGAAGGCGTTCCACAAGGCCAGGGCCAGCGCCCCGCCGGCGGCGACGGCCGCGCCGATGGGTCCCGCGAGGGCCAGGGAGGCGATGAGACCGCCACCGGTGTCCTGCACGATGCGCGAGGCGTCGCCGGATGCCAGGGACTCGCCCAGGTTGCTGGCGAACTCCTGCCCGACCTCGCGGCCGGTGTCGGCGGCGTCGGTGCGCAGGTCGCGCATGTCCCCGGAGATGCCGGCGGACCCCGTCGAGCGGTCGATCTTGCGGGCGGCGTCGGCCGCGGCGTCGCTGATCTTCCGCCAGTCGCGGACGGCCTCGTCGGCGGCTGAGTCGGTCGCGCGCTCCAGCTGCTCGGTCTCGCGGATCGCAGGTTCGAGGCGGTAGCCGGTGAGGTCGGCGACGTACTTGGCGATGTAGTCCCGGACGGCCACGGGTCACGCTCCCTGATCGAGGGCGCGGATGAACGCGGCTTCGGTGTCGGACCAGAGGCGGCCTTCCTCGTCGTCGAGCGCCGGGGTGAGGAACCAGCCATCCGTGCGCCGCGGCGGGAACCAGGGCAGGCCGCCCTTACGCACGTCGGTGATGCGGGTCTGCTCCCCGGTGCCGGCGGTGCTCGCCCGTCGCCGGCCGCGGTCGTTCACGTCGGTCCACTGCGACTGTGCGCGGGAGGCGTAGCGGGAGAACCCGCGGGCGCTGACGGTCTGCGAGCGGCCCGTCGAGAGGCGCACCCGCACGACGTCGCCGCCCTTGGCCCCGAACTCCGCTCCCCAGACCAGCATGCTGATGCTGGCCCCGCCGGAGAACGCCTGCCCGCGGCCGCCGACCTTCACGCTCGCGGTGTGGCGGTCCCCGCCCTTGGTGGCGCGGGGCTTGGTGGCCTTGGCGGACGCGGCGATCCGCGCGGCGTACCGGTACGGGTACGGCGCGCGGGCGGAGCGCAGGGCGGTGACGCCGGCCGTCGTCGCGGCGGTGAGGACCTCGACGGCGGCGGCGCGCACGCGGTCCTCGCTCGCGGCGAGGTCGGCGGCGGCCTGCATGCCTACGGGG